CAGGTTTTCACCTGATCACCTTTTAAATTTGTAGGAAAAATTCCCCGCGCCACGGATGAAAAACCTACAAATAATAAAATTGGTATCAGTTACTTCCTCCGACAAGCGGGTTGCAGACCTACACTGCAATGTCTCTAGACTATGGAGCGCCAGCAATCGGTCCTGAAGCGGGACTACAAGATAGTCGCTCCAGTACTGGAAAGCCACAAAAGTGAGAGACACTGAAGTCTTCACCCACACAAACGGCTCGGTTTATGTTATCTGATGATGCTGTGCCATCATCTTTTACAGCTATCCACAGCAAATTAATGGAATTTTCAGGATAAACTGTAACGTCGGGAGATCGAATACTAAGAAAGGATTCTCCAGAGTAGAAGGGATTGTTTACTAACAACGTACTAGTATGAGCACCATAGGCATGTTCAAAACCCCTAGCGGAGTAATCATCCAAACATGAACCATTCGATGCGTCAATATCGCGAGTAACAATCAGGGTCGTATTAGGATCTTGTATTGTAAATAACGTTGTCATACTACCTCGTATCCCTACAAACGAGAAGTATATGTATTCGAGTATATTTAAATTTAAGAAAGTTGTGTCGTACTGTGCAGTAATCACTGAGGACATACCACTAAGTTTTGGCTGCTGCCTAAACATTTTTAAGTACTGACGAAAAGAAGCCGGATACTCACCGGCACATATTCGTGCTACAGCATTTTCTTGGGTTGGAGAACCAACCACGAAAGTGTTGCCAGAGACATTTCTCCTAGCAACAGAAGATATTGAAGTTTGTGCTGATAAAATTTGGGCCCCACCAAGGCCGCCTTTAACAGAGATGTAATCTCTACTCCCATGAATTAACTCAGGAATTGAGGTCCACTCTGTAACATTATAACTGCTAGTTTCAATATCAATTGAACCGTTAACTAAAACGGTTATGGGCATATTGCCTCTACAATCTACTGTACTCGGGATTCTTAATTCCTCTCCTTCCAATAGATTGAGTACTTCTGCCGGTCCACCACCAACAGTAGGAAACGAAGTGGGAGACAATGTGGTCGTCGAAAAAACCACTAAGTCTGCAACTGTCCAAACATGCATCTTCAAACCAGTTGGTGCGTAAGCAACAAAAGGTCGACTATCATAATTGGTAAGCGTCCATGGTTCTGCAGACTTGATAGCAACACAGTATAACGCCCAACCTCCATAGCGTCCATACTTATTGGCACCAACGTTCAGGTTCACCAAACCATCAGCCATTGCTTGAATGTGCCATTTTTGTGGAGTTGGAGTAATGTTTATCATCTCATTACTCGGGTTCGGATTGCCACCTGTCCAACCATATTCAAGCGTATTCACATTGGTACGGAAAGCTACTTGATTTGAACTACGTTGAGGACCACTATTAAAAGTGTTTCCCCAATAGAATGCCAATGTCATACCATCGAACCATTTACCACCTCCACTAGCAATGGGCCATTCCCAAACCAAGGCAGAACCAGTATTTTTGAGATATCCCATTTGATTGGCAACGGGAATTCCACTAGTTTTAAGAATTAACGCATTACCGAAAACAGCATCTAAGCTGTATGTCGTTGCGGTAGCTGGACATTCTTTATTAGGTGGTATTGTTGGTACTTGAACCAACATACTGCTAGGCATTGTGGTAGAAGGGTACGTAGGAGTACCAGTACTAGGAACACCAGTGTTCACTGTGGGAGCACTAGTGGTGCTAAATGATGGAGCATTTGTTGGTGCAGCGGTTCTCACTGACGGGTGGTTTGTAGGTGCCAAACTTGCAGGCACCGCAGGGGAATTGGTGATCATGGGTAACGTGACGATAGAAGTAGGTGCTTCAGTAACAAGATGATCAAAAGGTGGCAATGTAAAAGTTTCGAAGTGTGGTGGATCTGTTGGTGCGGCACTAGGCTTACCAAAAGTAGGAATCAAACTTGAAAAGAAAGGAGTAGATGTAGGCATCACTGCTGGTGGAGCAGAAGGTCGAGAAAGAATTCTTCCGGGTCGTAACCATTCACCACCAGCATCGACTGGACCAGGTCTCAAACTTTGTCCAGTAGTGGAAAGTTTGTTGTAAACCTGGAAATTTGCTAGATAGTTTATAGGTTCAAACCACAACATATTCTTTGCAGGTCGAGACGCGCAAACAACCATCACGCTAGCCATGTCTCCGTTCATGGTGTTAAGAGGGGTACTGACTTTGAATGTCAAACTTCCATTATGTTCACCGTCAATGAACTTATTTTCGGTGAATGAAGTGAGAGTTGTTCCAACAGTATTGTTAGCGTAGTAATTCACTCCCCAACCCACTATAACAGTTAATCGGCGACCGTGTCGCAAATCTAAAATGTACAAGGGGTTGGTTGCTGACGAGAAATTAGCGGGATCTGCTCCAACTTGTGGTTCATACCAAACTTCCAACTTCCCACCGAAACTTTCGGGAGCTACAACATCAAACAAAAACTCCATAGTACCATGATACTTCTTATTGAGCCAGGATATAACACATCCAGGTGTTGGCACATAAAGATTACCATCAGTGACGAATTGAGTTGGAGTGACGGCGTACCGACGTAAAACGGTTCCTTGAACTTGAGACGTATCCCACTCCCATCTGTCTACTACTGGCATGTATTCCAGCATTGAAGCAAATGTTAGTGGGTCTTCAAGTCCCTCACGAAATAAATCGAGAGTGGCTACGCCTTGATCGTGTGCCATAGACAGTTTCTTCAACCCGAACAAATTCATATCTGTGTTAGATAATGGGGGAGTACTGTGTACAACACTGCTTTCAAATCCCATTTCTCCAGGACGACTGAAACCAAAACGTCGTGCGATGTTAGATCCGGCCCTCAATGCTTTCGCTGCAATCTCTGCAGGCACCGCATATTGAGGAAGGCCACTACCAATAAGATCGGCTACACCAGCAAGATTTTCGCCAGCTACAGCCAATGTCCCAGACGTGGGTTCCGAGTGCTCCATGATATTTGGAACTGAAGTATTTCCAGAACAACGAACATTTACTAACTCCACCATAATTTTGAGAGTAACTGGTGATAAACTCCCTAAAGCATGTTTGAAATTGCAAAGCGTTGATATCATGATCGATGGTGAATAAAACGTATCTTTGTTAGGAAACAACATGGGTCCACTATAAACAGTAGGAACAACAAGCGTGGCTTGAGAACGATCAGGTTCCATACTCATGCGAACATGTTCGCGTGAAGTTTGCAAGCACACACGCAAGTTGGACGCCAAGCTTTCTTCATCCTGAAAATCCATCAAAAATCTCGCAGGCATTGAAGTCACTAATAGTTCACCATAGTGGGCTCCTGAACCTGACAACATAAAGTGGTATTTGAAATCACACATGACACCACTAATGTATGAGAGTCGCTGTTTCAAATAATCGTCACCCAGGATATTGTAACAATCGTACCTCTTGTAAAGAGGTGTATTTAAATCGATTGTTAGAGTATCTACTGTAAATAGACGGTCAAAAGAAAGTGAGTTGGAACCAGGTTGATAGTCCCAAACTGGCATGTTGGTTGGAGCGACAGATGATTCAACACCCGCAGGCGCATCTAATTGTGTTATTCCTGATCCAACATTTCTGATGGAGATGGGTTTACACCTAGCAAGCAAGTCTGAACCTAAAGTAATATGTCCCCAACGTTTCTCACCAATTGCACAGGACAAACATCCGTACGTACAATGATGAACTTGAACACCCATTGCCAACCATTTATCGTCGTAGTTCAATTCGACTTCTTTTGGTGGAATGAGATTCATTTCGCGACACAAAACAAACAATCTCTCTCGCACTGCTTCATAAGCTTCTCTTCCATGATAAATCGATTCGAGCAGCACGCTCCGAATTTGATCGCATATCTGTTCAGTCATTGAAATTGACTTAGAAGGCATCATTACGCACAAGGGTTTGAGAATTGAGTTGCTACCAAGTCGTCCAACTGCATGTTGCTTCTCCCTACACCAGCGAGTGTCTCTCTGCAAAAAGACCGATTCAAGTGGTTCAACCCAAGATGCGACAATCGCTCCTTTGGAAGCTGAAGTGATCTTCATTCCTAACTTTCGAAAGTAATATTCCAACACAAACTGATCAAACCACTCAGCAAAAACTTTGACTTTAGCGTCATCGCCTAGGCCATAGAAATATAGTTTCCGCCGATCGTCACGCAACATTGGTACATCACACTGAAAAGTTGGTGAAGTTATCACAATATCATGAGGGTCATCTACAAAAGGTTTATCGAGAAAGTAAATGGTATCAATTAAGAAACCATCAGTACCGCGAGGAGCAATAATGGTTTTAATCTCATCAACAGTTTTGCCCGCTTTCTTGTGAGCAAGAACTGCATACTGCCATTCATCAAAGTCCATTGGGTATGGTACATCTCCAGTTGGCAACGCACCCAACCGCAAATAACACTTCTTTCCTTCATAATAGTTGTAACGTACTCCTGTTTCTCCATTTTTTGCGCCCACGGCGGCTGTCAAACTATTGCCACTTGTCCATAGACCAGGTAAGTTTAACACAGCGCCATTAACTGCAACGAGAGGAGAAACCAGATCAAAGAGTAGTCTTTCAACATACTCTAGATCTTCATCAGAGAAGTTTAACAAATTTTGTGAAGCACGAGCCATCACTTTAAAAACGCCTAACCTGAGCTCGTTAGGTAAAGACAGGTCGAATTTCGAAACATCATATTCGAGCACGTGTCCATTTAAACAGGCGTTATCTATAGATCCGATAGTATTTTCCCAAGCTACACTGTGTGAAGAAATTCCCACAGCACAACCGGACATATCTGGATATAGACAACACACATCACACAAAGGTCCCATCCATCTGGATATTTCCACGTGCTGTACTTTGCACGGTGACTGGAAAACTCGGGGTAACTTTGCCTTCTCAGGTTCTCTTGCTTCATCTTTTTGTGTTGCACGCATGATAGTACCGCCGTAAATACCAGCTCGAACACGTTGTACATATGCTTCATGAGAAGCTTGTACTTCAGGTTTAAAAACGTATTGAGCTTGATCATTGATGTCAAAGATCATGCGAGCTTTTGTTCGAAAAGGTTCACCAGCACTAGTGTCCATTTTCATTCCATGACGGTGTAAATTTCCTGGAACGCCATTGATAATGTCCTCACCATCATAAGGCCCATCCAACCATTTGTAATTGGTTAATAAGGCCTCTGTAATTGTTCCTTCCTTCAACTGGCGTTCCTCTTCAGCGCGATCCTTTGCGTACTGTTCAATCATGTCCTGAAAACCTTCTGAAATGCTAGTTAAAGCATACTTCAAGGAATCTGGATAGAGACAAACGCCTACACCATGACTTAGTGCAGTCATTTCACGCAATGTTTCATTAGTCATAATTGCTGGAACCAATTTAGGTAAGTCGTACAACAATTCGGACACATGTTTCCAAGGGTGAACTCGGGTCGAAGTTTTAGGAGTAACATCTTTTGTAATGTCTCCCCAAAATTCAACATGATCCGTAATGTCCTGAGGTATAAAGTTTGCAAGGTTCTTTGGATGAATTTCTTCTTCCAGAACACGGTTGACTCCAGGAACAGTAAAAAGTTCCTTCTTCTCAGTGGTTAATAAAACATTGATGGATTTGCGTAATTGGGTTCGCATATCCAACAACACACTCTTTGTAATGGGTACAGCTAAACAAATATTTGTACCAGTGTGGAAGCCACAATGTAAACCAACAATCATACTGAACTTTTCATCTCCGTAAAGTAGTGGAAGACCACAATCACCTTTGGCATAATCGGAAGCGTAAACTAATACTTTCGTGATTTTCCCATCAGTGAAGAACTGATCTGTAACTTCATTGATGCTAGTGTCATAAGTGCGTATAGGATCTGTGAGACCCAGCACTGCAGTAACAACATGTTTTACACCGATCTCTTCCTGAGAAAAATACTTAATTATGTCTGGTCTTGAACCTAGAAAATTCCCAACGTATGACATTGAGACATCATGTTCAGAGTTAATCACAGTATTTTCGCGAAAAACGCTAATCTGGGAATCGAATTTATTGATGGTAAGACTGAGTTTCAGTTCAGTAGCAATTCCCCACGCATGTGCAGGGAGTACTAAAAAACCTTCACAAACCATAAATCCATGTGTGAAAGGACGACCTGGTAAGTTTTCAATGTAAGCCGAGAACCAACACTTACGAACATCGTTCAGCAGGAAATTGATTCCTCGCGAACTAGCTTCAGGGAAACGTGTCAATTTATTTCGAGACACTGTTGCCCAAGGTCGTTCTTCTTTTAAAGTAGCTTTCCTTTGATCAATTGTTGGTGGATCATCACCAGCGAACAAATTTCGTACTGCTTTATCTGCTAAGGAAGTGTAACTCTTTCTACTTTCCCAAAGCTTGAATAAACAATACGCAATACTTGCTGCGGAGACTCCACCAGCGGCATAGATAAGACGAGATGTCATTGCTTCGCCAAAACGTGCAAGGTCTGAAAGGTGCATCTCCTCCTTCTTGTCTAGAGAAATTACTTTAGAACTAATGTCGGAAAGTCTATCAACTAGGAAACCAACAAGTGGTCTGGCTTGTCCAAAGTTGTTTTTGAAATTTTCGACAGATTCTTTAGGAAGTGCCCAATTCGCACAAATATTTAATAGGTGCGTATCGTGCAACTTAGCTAACATCTTAAGTCCTTCCTGAGTTTCAGGAGACATGTTGTGCTGTGCTGGTTTTGTTAATCGCCTCGAACGATCGAGAAGAGGTATCAATTGAGACTGCATACTAGGTTGGTATTCACCAAAATAGTTTAGAGGATCTACAGGAGGATCAGGTAGTGGTTCTACTTGCGAGGTATCATGCCAAACTTGCGTAGGTTCAGGGTCGGGATCAACGTTACGATAACAGATACATCCATTTGTGACAGGTCTACGACAAAGATCACAATAGGACACTGGTTGCTCTTGGTAAGACAAAATCCTCTGCCAATATGTTGTAGCAGAGTTAAGGAGATAATCAAGTATCTCTACAGAATCTAAATCTTCTTTAATCCAATATTTCCTACCTTCAGAGGTCCATGCATAAACACCGTAAGTGCAATGCTTACAAAAACCTCCTTCATGTGGTGGAAAATTTTCCGGAATTGGTAGACCAGTAGCTGGATTGTACCAAGGGCAAGCAATCGTTTCTTGAACATCTTCCCATTTCTTTAAAAACATCTCAACAGTAATTCCTAAACGACGAGTAGCCGCATTTGGATCTGTAACGTTTTCACGTACCCAAGCATCATCTTTATTAGTGGTTATTAAAAGGTATTTCAAGTTATTAATTTGATTACCCTTCTCACTAGATTCAGATTTCACCCATGGCATGTACACACTTCCATTAAATTGCGCTAGTAAGACTCCAGGTTTGGGTATATCTCCAGAACTCTTGTTGTTCGGAGGTTCGTAACCCAAGTCATCAAGAATCGCGCCAGAAGTGTCACTACCCATAGTACTATGATACTTATCTTGGGGTACATGTACTCCAATTATCTCTCGAATAGGACCAATACGCAGATTGTGATTCGCTATCACCAACTTCATGAAGTTTTGACTTGTAACAGTCTTGCCAATTCCGGCAACACCATTAATACACACAGCGAATGGTTGTGGCTTGTACTGGCCTATACGAATGGCGGCCGAGTACTGTTCTTTCCACCCTAATATCTTAGTTAAACGCTCAACTAGGGCACGATTTAATTGTGGATTTTTATGTATTTTTGCTAATTTTGTGTATTTTTTATGTAATATTTCTAAGTTTTGTGCAAGATATAAATAATCAGAACAACTACAGACGCTTGCCATAGTGTTTAAGGTGTCAATGTATAATGGATCACTCAATTCTTGTGCTCCCATTGCATCGACTAACGAAACGCCGTTTTTTAAAGCAAGAATAACTTCGGACAAACGAAAAATAAATCCGAAAACTGCTTCAGTCAAACTTTCAACATGCATGACAGACTCAATCACGCTGATGAGAGAACTCTTATTCTCCTCTTCAGCACCTAAAGCCAAAAGACCAGTTTTAACCAAAACACCTCGAAACTCCTTCATTATCGGAGCTCCCTTAAGGATCTTGTAATTGGTAAACAGATCTTTAAAGTCAAATGCCATATTCCGCTCAAAAGACTCTTCAGTCTTAAAGAAATTAAGCATAGACTTGGCCGTCTTTCTTCCATACAACGCCAACCAACCTGTCATGAGACAGTTGCGAATTGCGTTGCCATTCTTCGCTCCACCTGAAAAGTGGTAAGCCAAGAGAGTACTTAAGTGATAAACTATTTCCTCAATCTTGGACAATGTTGGTTCATCCTCGGCAATTTTTGCGAGGTATGGTGCCAACTGTGGAATTGCTAATGCTTGCAATAATGGTGCTTGAATATTTTCCATACTCAGGCTATTTCTTTGTGCAACGCTCTTCCCCAATTCTGGATCAAAGCTACACTTTGCAAGCTCAAAAGCTCGGATCAATGGAGTAACTTCTTCTTTAATTTCACGCTTGAAAATACGGAAGAAAATACAAACTAACATCACTCGACTCAACCATGTACACCAATCATCTTTTGGTACATTAGTTGGTAAAGCAGTGCTTAAAGGTAGAGTACCTAAAGCAAGAATGCCAAGAAGAATGCGTTTGGCTTGAGTTCGATTATATGTTTGTACAACACGACCTCTAACCATGGTTGCTTCAACTTTAGCTTCCAACCGGGTAACCATTTGGTTGTCTACAGTATTGTACTTAAGGATATTCAACACACTATGTGCGCAGAAATCTCCTCTAGCTAACATGTAAACAAAAGTAGCAATTGCGTCTCTAACAGAAGTAGGTTGTTCCCAAACATTGAGTGAGGGAAAATACATCTTGGTCATAATTTCTATAAAGCGGTCGCGATAAGGAGACTCTGGTAGTAGAAAATGGGAAGTTTGTCCGAACGCTCGGTACATAAGACCATGACTACATTGACGAATCTCAGTGCAACTAGTAAATATATCACCTTGTAAAGGTATCCTGTGTTTTGCAATTTTTCCAAAATACGACTGCAACATCGTTTCTACGGAAAAATCAGTAACATCACAATATTCAGTATCAATGACCGTTGGACCGGCTAAGACACTACCTTGAACATTGGAAAATGGGGATACCAAGTCTTCTTGAGGATAGAGAATTTCTGGGGCTTCATCTTGGCAGGGTAAACTGCCAGGACCTGCATAGGAAAACATTTGTTCTTCATCCAATGCGGCTTGAAGGATATAAATATCATTAAACTTCAACATAAGGCCATCATGAGTTACTAACAAACGTAAATTGGGATGAAGACCAAGACCATCACCGTTAACCTGACGCAACAGAAGTTGAATCACAGTCAAAGGTGGAAAAGTATTGGTTAATGAGGAGAGATTGATTGTTGGTGTGTTTGCAACACACTTACACCAACCGTCTCGTTGGACATCTAAGTCACACGTGTTATGGTCTTTACTAACAATGTCACATCGAGCATGTTGAACAGGGTCAACTGTTGGGAAAACTAAGTCTTCCCACAATTCATTCTCTTCTTCAACCTCAATGCAATGTGCAGTAAGTGGATCGTCGAATAAAGTTTCTTCAGTATTGTGAACTGCATTGACTACTTCTGCGAAAGCAGACCTGACTGAGCTGGTGTGTACTTGGAATACACTACCAACATCAGAAATATGCGTACAGCTGTAGACAAGGTTCCTATTGCTGCTATCTCTCGAGCCCACCACGGGTACATCTTGAGATTCATCATCAATCCGCAAGCTATCAATGGCTGGAGCAAGCTCCACCTCGGTGCTATTGGAGTGTACTGATGCTGACAAGTCAGGAACAGTTCCATCAAGAATACCGCTTTCATTAGTGGCGTTACGTTTACACGAATCTTGTTTAATGAACGGTAGTCTCCAGTCGTTTTCTTGATAGAGATATCGTCCAGTACCATCCATGCACTGTAACAAAAGACCTTTCCATACATAGCTATACGGCCAAGGTACATTGTTCGCGCCACACGAACTAAAGTATTCCTGAACTTCCTTACCAGGCATGTTTCCAAAGTGGAAAATGCCTGCATTAGAAATATAAGGAACAGGGCGAGTTGGATCGAAATCCGTGGTATAGAGAGCCACCATTGGATCCTCATTTGAGGAGTAAATAATTGGTCCGGTGATAAGCCCGGCATCATCGAATGGTGATTCAGCAATAGGGGCGATAGTCGCCTTGAGATTAGATAAGTGCTTACGCTTGCGTCTATATCTACTTGAGCAACTATCGCGTTGCCTCCCCGAATGGGAGGGCGGAGCGGTTTTAAGACCGCGTTGCCTCCCATCATGGAGAGGCTGATTCTGTTCTCCAGAATCCGTACTTTGACGTTTTGCAGCAACGTCCTCGACTTGATTATCGCAATCAACGGGTTTAGGGGTGGTTTGTGAGCTGGGTCGGGTTTGGAAGACAATCTTACCATCTGGGGTGCCATCTCGGCGTTGGAACATCTGGGGTGCGGGACCGTGATTTCGTTCACCTATAAAACGACTCTACTTAGTAAGAGCAACTCCTCTGTAGTTTTGCAACCAGAGAATTGAATTTTGCGTGGGACAACGCGAAAAAGTTACGAATGATAGTCCACATCATTTATACTGTAAATCACAGATTTACCGACTGTGGGTTACACTGTCGGAGTATACTTCCCATAGGATTTTGCGCAATATACAACTAAACACGCTACGGGTTAGAAAATTATTACAGTCGAAAACTTATTTCCCTTTGGGGTAAGGGAGTAAGAATTAAACTAATTTGGTACAATAATTTCCGTCCGTCATTAGTGACTCAACAACACTTACTAGGTAAGTGAAGTAACATTTTATAATTTTTATAATTTTTAATAATAACACAACAAACAAAAGAAGATTCTATTTTCATCTTGAAAAAGAAAAAAGTCAACCATAAGCGGTTTCGTGTTCCTTTTGAACACTAAAAGTCACTCG